TGAGGAGAGCGAAGATGAATGACTCTTATCTGGTTGTGAATAAGGATGCGAAGGTGACATCCTATATCGGCAAGGATGCAACGCATCTGTTCCGTGCCAAGATGATCAAGCATGGGCTGGTTGGTTGGCAGCGTTTCAAGATGAAGCCTAGCCGTGGTGTCACTGTCACCCGTATGCTGGCCGCTGCGTCTGAGTACACGGGTAAGAAGTACAAGACCCGTGAAGTAGCAGAGGCTATTGCTGACATGGATATCTGGATTAACACGATGCGTTCTGCCCTGCCTGTGGAGACTGAATGATGGATCATCCCGATTGGGTTCTTAAAGTTGATGAACTTGCCAAGGCTGGCTTGTCTTATGCCAAGATAGGTGATACCTTGGGATTCTCAAAGAACAAAGTGCTGGCAGCACACCGCAAGTTCCGGTTCGGGATGTGCAATGCCAAGTTCTATGAGCTTAACCCTGTGCATGACAGGCCGAGTAAGTACGTGGTCGAGTTGTCTATCACCCGGATGAAGATCACACTCCCGGCTGTTCGTGGGGTGATGAATATCAAGTACACATACAAGGAGTTTAACGATGTCGCAGCTTAAGTTGATGGGCCAGATCATTGAGTACGAGGCGGGTGTCCTTGAGGAAGATGAGATGGTCGAGATGTTCGAGGAACTGTACGAGACGGGCCTCCTGTGGCAGTTGCAGGGACACTATCAACGTACCTTCCAAGACTTGGTAGACTCGGGGGCCATCTATGTCCCACAAGATTGATGATCTGGAGACTGACTACAAAGCCCTGTGTACCAAGCTGTACCTTGAACTGGCACACAATGTCCGTGCCCTGCGTAAGATCCAAGGTGCTGCTACCCTGAAGGATTGTCACAGGATAGCCGAGGCTGTGCTTAACAAGGAGAAGAACGATGGCTGATATCCAGCTACTCCCCGGAAAAGGGTGGAACGCTAAGGCCGCACTGCACCACGCCCTGAATGAGGTGAAGCTAACCACCCCGATTATCATCCTATGGATAGATGAAGAAGGCTTTGTTCACACCTCTTCTTCAGCGGCTAAACGGCAAGAGGTTCTGTGGATGGTTGAATCGGAACGGAATAGGGTTATGAACGATGAATGATGATGCAAAAGAAGAACTCAGGGATGCTTACGCTGAGATTGAGCGGCTAAGAGAGGCTCTCAAGCGGGCAGAGGAGGGGCTGAATGAGGCTGTTTACATGCTTGACCCAGATGATAGAGACATAGAAAAGAGGGCTGGAGTATTTCGTGTTGTCATCTCCCTGCTCTCCGTACGTGACGCACTGGAGGGGAAATGACTGACATAGTTGAACGACTGCGTGGCGGCAAGTTTAGTGGGCATGACGCTGCGCTTGATCTGATGGATGATGCCGCCGATGAGATTGAGCGTCTTCGTAAGGCTTTGGAGTTCTACGCCAAGGATCACAAAATTCCCAGCGAAGGCCCGTGGGGAATAGACAGCGATGACTTTGGTGATGTGGCCCGTGCTGCACTGGAGGGGAAATGCTACTTAAACCTGAACACCTGATGATTGACCCACCCTCTGGTTGGAGGTATGGGTTCCCCAAGATCATCCCACCTGAACACCAATCACGCACACTGGAATGGTTGGTGGAACAGGGGTATCCACAGAAGTTGATTGATCAACTGGGAGATAACTTTTCCTGCCGATACTGGAACGAACCGGAGCATAAAGATGACTAACGTATACGCACCATACACTATCTTTGGCAGGACTATTGATGTCCCTGTCATCACCTACACAGATAGTAGGCGTGATAACCCACCCAAGAAGACTTGGGATAGGGAGATGTGGATTGAACGTGAGGAAGATTGGTATGGTCTTCCACACAAGGGTACAGTCCGGGTTGTTGAGCGTGAGATGTACCTGAAGGAACGTGCCAAGTACCCTGATGATGTGTTCAAGGTAGCAAAGAACCCGTATAACAACGTGAGTGACGCTGACTTCGCCACTTGGCAGAGGGAGAAGGCGAAAGACAAGGCCCGTATCCAAGAACTTGAGCGGCAAGTATCTGAAATGAAAGAGGAAGCTGCGTACTGGTGTAGGGTTGCAGTACAACGCCCTTGACAGGTCAGAAAATCGGAGTATAATAATACCATTGGTTGGCCGGGTTGATATATACCTAGGTAGCCGTAACTGATTCGATAGGAGATATCTATCTTGACTATGAAGTTTGATGGTACTAATGTTTACCTTAAGGCTGGTGAGGATGGCTTCAGCATCTTCCTGAGGAAGGATGGTAAAGATGTTGTTGAGTTGAATATGAATGAAGAAGAGAGTGCAAAGCTTTTGTCTTTCCTTATGACAGCCTTTGGTTTAGCAGGAGATGAAGGTTTTGAACCAGAAGATGAAGAACCAGTAGACAACAAGAGGACTACCCATTGAGATGCGCTGTTACATCTGTGACAAAGACTGTCCTGACACTGAGATAAAACTGGAGAGGAAACCAGATGGGAGACTGAGCTTTGGACCCTGTAATGAATGCCGTGAAATCATTTCAAGATCCATCATTGCTCAAGAAGTCGAGCAGGAGGAAACACCTACCTTGCCCCTGTGGGACTTCGAGTGATGCGTACTACGAGTATGATGACCACGACTACTGCTTCAGTTGCAGTAAGTATTTTCCGAAAGAGGCTGATGTGAACGCTATGACTTCGATCAATCCAAGTCCACCTGAGGCTGTGTCTACAGTCACTGGGACTATTGCTGCTATCCCTGACAGGAAGCTGGACTACAAGACTGTTGAACTCTACAAGGTTCTTCAGGACAACGGTAACCACAAGTACCCGTACTACAAGGATGGCAAGATCATTGCTGTCAAGACACGCTATCCTAACAAGGAGTTTTCTGTCCAAGGTTCTATCTCACAGGCAGAACTGTTTGGGCAGAATGCTTTCCCTGCTGGTGGTAAGAGCATCACCATTGTGGAGGGCGAACTTGATGCTTTGTCTGCACACCAGATGCTGGTCAATGAACCTGTTGTGTCTGTCACCAGTGCTGGCTCTGCGGTCAATGACCTGAAGCGTAACTATGAGTACGTCAACAGCTTCAAGCAGATTGTCTTTGCCTTCGATAACGACAGGGTTGGACAGGATGCACAGAAGAAAGCTGCTGCCCTGTTCGATCCTAAGAAGGTACGGATGATGAAGCTGTCCCATCACAAGGACGCTTCTGATTACCTCACCAACAGTAACTTCCGTGAGTTCTATGAGGCTCATCGTAATGCTGGCCCGTTCACCCCTGATGGTATTGTTGCAGGGTCTAGCATCTATGATATCCTGTTGAAGAAACCTGAGTACCAGTCTATCCCGTACCCTTGGAAGGGTGTACAGGACTACACGTATGGTCTGAGGACAGGTGAATTGGTGACGCTTATCGCTGGCACTGGCGTTGGTAAGACACAGTTCATGCGTGAGCTTGTATACCATCTGCTGACCAAGACGGAACAGAACGTGGGTGTTATGTTCCTTGAAGAACCTCTCAGAGACACTGGCCTTGGCCTGATGTCTGTCCATGCAAACAAGCGTCTGTTCATCCCTGATACTGAATACACAAAGGAAGAGTTTGATGAATCTTATATGGCAACTGTTGGGTCTGGCCGTCTTTTCCTCTATGATAGCTTTGGTTCTAACAATGTTGAACGCATCCTTAGCACTATCCGGTATCTAGTCCGTGCTTTGGATTGTAAGTACGTGGTGCTTGATCACATCTCTATTGTGGTCAGTGACCAGTCCAGCGGTGATGAACGCCGTGCCTTGGACGAGATCGCAACCAAGCTCAAGACGCTGACCGTTGAGCTTAACATCTGCATCATCATGGCAGCACATCTGAAGAGGAGTCCTAATGGACAGTCACACGAGGAAGGCGCACAAGTGTCACTCGCAGACATTCGTGGCACTGCTGGTATCGGCCAACTTTCTAATATCATTCTTGCTCTGGAGCGAAACACACAGGCTGATGACCCTACTGAGCGACACATTGTTCGTGTGCGGGTTGTCAAAAACCGATTCTCTGGAATGACCGGGCTGGCTACCCACTTGCGTTATCAGCCGGGATCGGGTAGACTGTTGGAAGAAGAGCCGGATACCCCGGTTCAGAACGAGGAGAACAATCAGTGACAGACATTAATATCCCGGTGAGCCTTGGTGCCAGCCTTGATGAGGATGGTATTGTTCTTCATGCTTGGGTAAATACATCAGAAGATCAGGCTTCTGTGCCTGTTGACTTTACCACACTCATTGATGAACTGGTTGAGGCTTACTCTATCCCCAACCATTATGGTAAGTTCCTGATGAATGTGGATGATCTTAACACCCTTAACAAGGTAGTCGGTTCACTCCAGAGTGCTGCTAACTACTTGGCCCAACGACTTAACATGGCAACAATCCTCTAAATGAAACTGGTCTTTGACATTGAAACTGATGGACTTGATGCTTCCCGTATCTGGCTTATGGTCGGTAAGGAAGTTGGCAAGTCTGGTTTCATAATCGTCAAGGACAAGGAAACATTCCTCCGCTTGGCCCCTCAGGTTACTCAGTGGATCGGTCATAACTCTATCGACTATGACTCGTACATCATTGAGAAACTCTGGGGGTACAAGATCCCGGTCAGTAAACAGACCGATACCCTTGTCCTGTCACGACTGTGTGACCCGGTTATGGACGGACATTCTCTTGATGCTTGGGGGAAGCGTTTGGGAGATCACAAGATCGAGTTCAACGATTGGACTCAGTACTCTGACGAGATGAAGACGTACTGTAAGCAAGACGTTGCACTTACCGAGAAGGTATACATCCACCTTACCCGTGAGATGAAGCACTTCTCACCTGAGTCTATCAGGCTTGAGCATTCCATGCAGTACATTGTGTCTGAGCAGAAGCGTAATGGCTTTCTGTTGGACAAGGATGTTGCCATGCAAATCTACACTGGTGCTAAGTCTGAGGCTGACCGCATTGAGAAAGCAGTGCTTGAGTTCTTTCCTCCCATTGTAACCGAGCGTTACTCTGAGAAGACAGGCAAGAGACTGAAGGATCATGTCGAAGAGTTTAACCTTGGCTCACCCCTTCAAGTGGTTAAGCGTCTGAACTCTGTTGGTTGGAAACCGTATGTTAAAACCAAGTCTGGTAACTCTTGGAAGATCTGCCAAGAGAATCTAGACACTATCCCTGACACAGCCCCTGCACCTGTCCGTGATCTGAAGAAGTGGAAGATCCTTGAGACACGGTGGAAGACTGCTAAGGATTGGATAGAACGTCAAGACTCAGAAGGGAGAGTTCATGGACAAGTCATCCTACCGGGTGCCATCACGCATCGGGCCGCGCACCAAGGACCAAACATGGCAAACATCCCAAGTATCACAGATGAGAGAGGCTTATCTGGACTATTTGCGTACGAATGCCGAGCAGCTTGGACTGTCCCCAGAGGCTATCGCCTATGCGGAACGGACGCTTCAGGAATACAACTTCGGGTACTTGCCCACTACATGAATGACTCAGAGTACACCAAGACCTTGCTTGAAGGTGACATCCACACCTACAACAAGAACGCTCTTGGTGAGTTCTGCAAGGACAGGCCCACTGCCAAGACCTTTATCTACGCTTGGCTTCTGGGTGCTGGTGTTGCCAAGGTATCGTCCATCCTTGGCTGCACATATGATCAGGCTGAGTGGTCTATGAATAACTTTCTTCAGTCCATTCCTGCCCTGAAAGAACTGAAACGTAAGGCTGCTATGGCTGGTCAGCGTGGTTATCTGATCGGCTTGGACGGACGTAGGCTTGGTATTGAGTCAGAACATAAAGCCCTGTCGGTTTACCTTCAGGGTGGTGAGACGGTGATTATGCGTCTTGCCAATGTGTACTGGCACAACCGGGCTAAGAAGGAAGGCTTGGATTTCAAGCAAGTAGCTTGGGTTCATGACGAATGGCAGACTGAGGTACTTGCCCAACATGCTGATATCATTGGACAATATCAAGTCCAGTCTATCCGCGATGCTGGGGAATACTTCAGGATGAACTGTCCCTTGGATGGGGAATACAAAAT